GGTGTAAGTGGAGGTCAGTCTGTTGTAGGGGGAACTGCTGCAAGTGAAAATCTTACATTGTCAAGTACAAGTAATGCAACAAAAGGTAAGATACTATTTGGTACATCAGCATATGATGAGGTTAATAATCGTTTGGGAATTGGAACTACAAGTCCAAGTGCAAGATTACAAGTAACAGGTTCTATAACTGCATCAGGAGCAATTGCAAGAGGTGTTTATTTAAATAACACTTTAGTTGCTGCTGCTAATAGTGATGTTCTTGTAGGGATAGACATTGCTCCAACATACACAAATGGAGCATTTACAAATGTATCTAATATAGGATTAAGACTTGCTAATGGATTTTCATTTGGAGTTAATACAAGTGGAACAGGAGAAATTAAATCATTAGCTACTAATGGAGCTGTTGATTTTTTAGGAACAGCAGACAATGCAGGTAGTTTTAATTTTTATGGTGGTGGTGCATATAATACAGGTTCAGGTATAACTGTAAGAGGGAGTGCTAATACAAGTGGAGCAGTAACAAGTTTTTGGAGAACAGGATTTATTCAAAATGGACAATTTACTGCAAATGGTAATTTAATACTTGGTACATCTACATCAGATGCAGGATATAAATTAGATGTAAGTGGTACTGTAAGGGTTACAGGTGCATTGAACTTTAATCCAACTAATACTGCATCAGGTACAACTGGTAATCAGACAATAAATAAGACATCAGGAACAGTAAATATAGCAGCAGCAGGAACAACAGTAACTGTAACTAATAATCTTGTAACTGCATCATCAATAGTATTTGCAGTAATTAGAACCAATGATGCAACTGCAACTATTAAAAATGTAGTACCTGCAGCAGGTTCATTTGTAATCAATTTAGGAGCAGCAACAACTGCTGAAACATCAATAGGATTTTTTGTAATAAATTAATATATATGAAAGCAATACAACCAATTTCATCTTGGTCTAATGGCCAACAATTACAAGCTACTCAATTATCATTAACAATTATCAATGATAACTTATCTACATCAGCTACTCTTTACTATCAGCTTTTAGATGATAATGGAGTTCAAATAGCTGAAGGTAATTTAACAATTGATGGACAAGATTATATTGATTGGGGTTCCAGTACTGATGTAAATACAGATGCTTATACAATATGTGCTAACAAATTAAACATTCAATTGTTATGACACCACAAGAATTAACCAATTGGCTTATACTTATCGTTATTGGTATTGTTGGATATTTAGGTAGAACATTTATTTCCAAACTTGATAGATTTGAAAGAAAGGTTGAAAATATTCTTTTGGACAATGTGAGTCATAAAAAAGACATTGAAAGATTGACTTCTGATGTAGATAATCACGAAAAGAGAATAACCAAGTTGGAATCTTAATAGTAAACAAAAACCATAAATATGAACTCACCATTCTTAAACATTGACTTGAATGATCTTGGAAAAGGATTGATTCTTGCAGTATTGACTTCAGTAATGACAGTTATCTATACTACTGTGCAAACTGGAAGCTTATCATTTGATTGGAAATTAATTGCTACAACTGCAATAACTTCTGCATTGGGTTATTTGATGAAGAATTTATTGACAAACTCTAAGGGAGAAACATTTACAAAAGAAGGTTAATAAATAAAGTGAAAGGGTTCATCTAAAGAAAGGACCAGTCCCTTTGGATTGGAATACAGGAATGAAAAGTACTGTACCACACTCACTATAAAAAAAGCTCCGTAGAAACGGAGCTCGGCTTAACTATTATTTATTCAACCCTAAATCTCAACAAAAATAATACAAATGAGAATACTAACAACTTTTTTGATAAGTTTTTTTTTATTGGGATTAATGGGATGCTATACTCAGAAGAAAGCTGAAAAGTCATTAAATAAAGCACAAATTAATTATCCTGAGATTGTTGCAAAGAAAAGCTCATTGTGGTATCCCTGTGACCAATTTAAAGGCACTTCTGATTCATCTGCATATATTCTATTCATTAAGCAAATAGATAGCTTAAATCAGCTTAAAATAGATACTGTTTTTGCTACAAGATTTGATACCTTATACGGAACAAGATTTGACACGATTGTCAAGTTTCAGAAATGTAAGGATTTGCTTACTAAGTACAGGACAATTTACAAGAATATACCTGCAATACACGATACTACAATTATGGTTTCTACTGCTGATAAATACACTATTCAATACTTACAGAATGAAAGAGAAGAAGCTCATAAAAAATATGACACATCAATGAAGCTTAATATTTGGTTTTTAATAGCTTTAATAGTATCACTACTAATTCATATATTTAGAAAATGATAATCGGTAAGAAAGGAATAGATTTAATTAAGAAGTGGGAATCTTGCAAATTAATTGCTTATTTATGTCCAGCAGGTAAGTGGACTATTGGGTGGGGTAATTGCTTTTATGAGGATGGAAGTAAGGTTAAAGAAGGAGATAAGATAACTCAGGATAGAGCTGATACTTTATTCCTTAATCTTGTCACAAAGTTTGGGATAATTGTGACAAAAAATGTAAAGGTTCCCATCAATCAGAATCAGTTTGATGCTCTTGTTTCTCATACTTGGAACACTGGAGGATCAGATACTTTGTTTGAATTAATTAATCGGAAGTCAAAGGATGCATACATTAGAGATTGGTTTGAAACTAAGTACATCACTGCCAATCGGAAGATGTCAAAGGGATTAGTGAACAGGAGAAAAGAAGAAGCAAATCTATACTTTACCATATGATTGTTAAAAACAAATCAAAAACGAAAACTAAAGAATTAAGAACACAAAGAAGAAGGTTATTTTTTGACATAGAAACTTCACCTAACATTGGTTTGTTTTGGGAAGCAGGATTTAAGAAGAATATTGACCATTCCAATATCATTAAAGAAAGAGCTATCATCTGCATATGTTGGAAGTGGGAGGATGATAAGAATATTGAGTTTGTCCATTGGGATGGTAAACAGGATGATAAAGCTTTACTTCAAAAGTTTATTAAGATAGCAAATCAAGCTGATGAGCTTGTTGGTCACAATGGAGATAGATTTGATTTAGCTTGGATCAGGACCAGATGTTTATTTCACCAAATTGAAATGTTCCCTTCTTATAAGAGCATTGACACATTAAAAATCAGCAGACAAAAGTTCAGATTTAATTCCAACCGGTTAAATTATATTGCTCAATTCTTGGGTATAGGAAGCAAGATTAAAACTGATTACAACTTATGGAAAGATATTGTTCTTAGCAAGTGTAAAAAATCTATGGACAAAATGATTAAGTATTGTCAAATGGATGTAATATTGCTTGAGAAGGTTTACAAGAAGTTATCCGGACATATAGAACCAAAAACACATTATGGAGTAAGATTTGGAGGTGATAGGGGTTCTTGTCCTGAATGTGGTTCAGATGAATTAGTAAGAGCTGCTACTGAAATATCTGCTAAAGGAGTTAAGAAAGTTAGATATCAATGTAAGACTTGCAATAAATTTCATACTAAAATAGATAAATAAAAATGAAAAGAGAAATTGAAAAGATTTTGGAGTATGTTCCAATTAGTGAAAAGATTGCAGTGCTTGAAAGTTTAAGCAAGAAATATAGAAGATTAAATTCAGTAAGGATTAATGAAAAGCAAATGGGCCGGAGAGTAGATGATGAAAGACCTGATCTACAATTATTAAAAAATGATAGCAATGGAAAATAATACTGATAAAATAAAAGAAGTTATTGCTGAAGTAGTAAAGGAAAACTTGACAACTGAAGAACCTAAAGAAAATAAAGAAATTCAAGAAGAAGATGAAATGCTTGAAGAAGGAATGGTAGAGTTCACCAGTGCAGGAGAATATATTAATTCAGCATACTTTGCTTTATCAGCAGTAGAAGATATTGATACTGCAATCATAACTAAGGAAGCAGAAAAAAGAATTAAAAGAATAAAAAGAAAGTCCATTAAGATAATAGACATTTGCATTACTGAGATGTATGATGAGCTATTTGAGAATGATGAAGAAGATTAAATTTTGTTTTTTCAGTTTTTTTCAGATTTGTGTTTTGATTTATTTAGTGATTAGCCGGTGTTTCTACACTGGCTTTTTTTATGTCTTTAATGTTTGATTATCAATTAGTTATGATATTTTAGAAAAGTAATTTAAAAATAATCCTAAATAATTTTGGTTTGTAATTCTAAAAGATATATTTTTGAATCCTAAATCAAAACAAAATGAAAAAACAACCAATTCAAAACAACCACACCGAAGCTTCTAATCTTGAAGCAGCAATCACTTGCACAATTATTATTTTAATCTGCATCTTTGGAAACGAAATTCTTAACAAACTATTTTTCTAAACTAAATTTCTTAAACTAAAAATCAAAACAATGAGATTACCAATCACAACCACCAACACATCTTATGTAGAGTTTGACACTCCTACTTATTACAAATCAAAATGGGCAACAAGTTATCACAAGATTTATGATACTGGAATTATTTCAGTGCATACTGAACAAATCAATAATTTCTATATTGATGGAAATAATCAAGTAGATAAATATACTATTGATAAAATCAGAGAATTGCTTGAAACAGGGATTCCAATTACTAAAGAAGAATTTGATCAGCAGTTTAAAATTGTATTTAATCATTTAAATATCATTGCATCTTGATAACTATAATTATAATAGCAGTAATCTATTACAGGTTGCTGCTTATTTTTTTAGACTTACTAATCTTTCTCATAAATATTAAAAAACAAAACAATGAAAAAATCAGAATCAATTAAAAACATCAGCACTGCACTTGCAGTGTTCCACATCAAAATGGATGTGATTAAGAAGGATGCAAAGAATCCTTTCTTCAAATCTTCTTATGCATCATTAAGTAATATACTTGATGCAATTAAAATTCCTTTAGCAGAATCAGATTTATCCTTCAGTCAGCATCCAATGGGTGAGAATGGGATGAGTACAATCTTAATGCATAAGTCAGGGGAATGGTTAGGAAGTCACTTTACAATGAAACCAGTAAAGAATGATCCACAGGGAATAGGCAGTTGCATTACTTATATGAGAAGATATGCTTTAGCTGCTATACTTGGATTAAACATTGATGAAGATGATGATGGTAATTCAGCTTCAGGAAATAACAATCCGGAGAAGAAGGATAGTTCAGAGTTACCCTGGTTAAATAAGAATAGTCAAGAATTTGCAAAAGTTCAAGCTTATCTTTTAGATAATGGAACTATTGACAAAGTAAGATTGAAGTACAAAGTAAGCAAAGAAGTAGAAACCTTATTATTAACCAATATCAAAAAGTAATAAATATGTTACCAGTAATCACCAATGAGTTAAGTAAAACTCAAATCAAAGTAATTGCAGAACAAACTGCTCAGGATATCATTGACAATGGGAAAGATGTTCTTTTAATAGCTGATACTATAGCTAAGATAGAATTATTCATTAAAGAGCTTAAAAGCAGTCCTGAGTATATGGATTACCTTATAACCGAAGTTAGTAAGTATGGTAAGGGAATGACAACCAATACAGGAACAAAGCTTGAATTAGCTGAAGTTGGAACTAAGTATGATTTCAGTCAGTGTAATGATCCTTATCTTGTAAGATTAGAATCTGAGTTTGCAGTTCTTGAACAGAAGATAAAAGATAGAAAGGATATGCTTAAGACATTAAGTCCTGAAGGAATCATAATATTTGATGAAGAAACTGGAGAAGGAGATACTGTTTACCCACCATCTAAGACAAGCAAATCATCCGTTAAATGCACAA